ATCATTATATTTGGTGGAGAGGATCAAGAACCACCACAATATGGAAAAGTATTCATTGTATTGAAACCAACTGATGCAAGTTATCTTACATCATTAACAAAAAACAAGATTGTTGCTGATCTTAAGAAGTATGTTGTTGCATCTGTAGAACCACAGATTGTAGATCCTTCTATTCTATACGTTGAGATGAATAGTAAGATATACTACAACAGTCTAATTACAGATCAAACACCAACACAAATTAGAGATAAGGTTATTGGTTCTATACAGTCTTATATTGATACAAGTGATACTGAGAAGTTTAATGGTAAGTTTAGATACAGTAAGTTTGTAGGTGTAATAGATGATGCTGATAAGAGTATCAATTCTAATCTCACGAGTCTCACAATGAGAAAGGATTTTTATCCTTCTCTTAATTCTACCTTCTATTACGAGGTATGTTTCCAGAATTCCTTTGATGAGGACTGTGATGATCCTGTATTGTCATCTACTGGTTTTAGAGTAACAGAGTATCCTAATTTTGATGTTTATGTTGAGGATAGATCTGGTAAAATCATCCTATATAGACTAGATACCGTAACTGGTGAAAAAGTTGTACTAGACAATGATATTGGTGATATAGATTATGTAAGAGGTGAGTTAAAAATGTATAACTTGACAATAATTAAAGGTAGTTTCTTTGATAACAGAATTTCGGTAAGGGTAAAACCATTATCAAATGATATCAAAGCAATGCGTGAAGTTTATCTTGACGTTGATGTCGCAAATTCATCATTCACTGCATATAAAGAGTAAGAAATGCCATCTGTAAAGACAAAGAGGATATCAACTCTAATTGAGTCACAACTTCCTGAGTTCATTACATCTGAGTATGAATTGTTTAGTAAATTCATTCAGAAGTATTATGAACAACAGGAGGTACAAGGTGGTACTTTAGATATTATTACAAATATAGAAAAATATGCAGACATTGATTACTATGAACAAAACATACTTAAACAGCATGATAGTCTGGTCACTAATATCTCTACTTCTGACACTACAATTGTATTGGAAGATGCGACGAGTTTTCCAGAAAAGAACGGATATGTAAGAATAGACAATGAGATAATTTTCTATGAATCACGAACAGGAACAACTCTATCAGGAGCAGTTAGAGGTGTTAGCGGTAACACAACTCTGGGTGATCTTTATAGCTCGTCAGAGTACACCAGCACAGATGCAGCATCACATAGCTCTGGTGCGACGGTTTTTAATGTAAGTAATCTTTTTCTATATTCTTTTATTAAGAGTTTTGAGAATCAATACTTAGGTTCTTTTCCTGAGAAATATCTTAAGGGTGAAGTTGATAAGAGGACCTTAATTAAGAATATACAAAAATTTTATAAAGCAAAAGGAACTACAAGTTCTATTGAGTTTGTATTCAATACTATTGTTGCTAAGGATCATACTAATAAACCAGAAGTATACAAACCAAGAGATTTTACATACAAAGTATCTAATGCAGATTGGGTAAATGTATATGCAATAAAAGCAAAAGTTGTATCTGGTGATGTTAAGAGTTTAGTTGGAAAGAAGATAGTACAGGCAGAGACTGAAGAGTATGGATATGCAGATGCAACAGTAGATAACGTCTATGCTGATGGTTCATCTGATGGTGAGCAAATTTATAATATTGTATTAGCACCAGAAACAGTTAATGGTGATTTTAGTGTCTCAACTAAGACTCGTCTTGAGACAACATTAACAGGAACTGCAAGCACAGGTGATAGAGTAAATGTTTTTTCTACAATAGGATGGGACAAAACAGGATCAATATTAATTGGAAGTGAAACAATTACATTCAGTGCTAAAACTGCCACTCAATTTATTATTGATAATAGAGTTGCTCAAAACGCAGTCATACACAGTGTTGAGGAGTCTGTATATAAACCTGTAACATTGGTAGGTAGTGGTGTTACATTATTGACACTTGGAGTTGTATATAATGCACTACCAAAAGAAGGACAACCATTCTCTGATGTTGGAGATAAGTTACAAATATCTAATCCTGGTTTTGAGACTGCCGATTCTAAGATTGTAAATGTAGGTACAAATCAGACTCGTTGGATCAAAAGTACATTTGGTGCTGTAAATGTTCCTACATTGCCATCAGTTACAAACTCATTAGATCAAGTCCCTACAGATGTATCTGGTATATTTGCAGATGATCAATATTACTATATTGCTAGTTCTAGTTTTCCATCACATAAAATTCTTGATGGAACTACAGTTAATGAAGAAGTATTAGATCAGAAGTTATTAAAAATTATTAGAAAAGAAGCAACTAGAACTACAGAGACATATCCTACACCTAAAACTGATATTGGTATTGGATTGAATGGTGTTCCCTTTTATAGTTACAAAGATCCAGAAAGTATTAGATTTGGTTTATTAGAAGAAATTAGAGTTGATTTAAGAGGAACAGGATATAGAAACCCTCCTTTTGTATTAGTTGATCAAGTGCCTAGTAAAGCAAGAGCAGTTCTTGCTGGTCAAGTAGTAGAAAGTATAACTGTAGACACCACTGATATATTTCCTAGAACTCCTGATATCACAATTACATCAGGTCGTAATGCTGTTGTTAGTGCTATTGTTACAGGTGGAAAAGTAACGAGTCTAAGTATTGACAATCCTGGTGAGTTTTATTCTTCACCTCCACAAGTTGTAATTAGAGATAATGCTGGTCGTGGTAGATTTGCTGAGTATGAGGCAATAGTAAACACTGATGGACAGATAACAGGATTTAATAAGATTGGAGAGGGCAACTTTTATAATCAAAACACTGTAATAGTAGATATTATTCCTGTTGGTAATGGAGCAACTGGTATACCTCTTTTAAAAGAATGGAATTACAATAGGTATAAAAAATTAGAAAATAATTTAGATACTGAAAATGGATGTATATTTGCAAATTATAATAACGTATTGGAATATGGTTATGGATATGTTGCAAACCCTAAAGCACTTCGTGTTGATCTTAATGATAATTTGAGTACTTCTGGAACAGAACCAGCATCTAAAACTCATTCTCCCATTATTGGATTCGCATATGATGGTAACCCCATATATGGTGCATTTGCATATCAAGATCCTCTAGACTCATCTTCTTCTATTATTAGGATGACTTCTAGTTATTCTATTAATGGTAGTCGTTCAAACGGTCCTTCACTGTCGGCATACCCGATAGGGACTTTTGTCAATGACTACACCTATACCCACAAAAGTGGCACACTAGATAAGAACAATGGAAGATTTTGTATTACCCCAGAATTTCCGAAAGGAACTTATGCTTATTTCATTACTATTGATAGCAATCAAGTACCGCAGTACCCATACATTTTAGGAGAGAACTTCTACTCCTTGCCTGTTGATAGTAATTACAATTCTAATATCAGTCAAGATGATATTCCTAAAAAATCAAAGAGATTGTATGAAACAGGAATGCCTAGAAATGGTGATGGATTTATAGCAACAATATCTGATGTAAAACCAGGTACAGTTGATGCTGTTGGTGTAGTAGATTCATCTCCTAATTTTTCTATTAATTCTCAGATATATCTGGATAATAAAGGGACAGAGGGATCTGAGGCAGAAGCAATTGTTTCTTCTGTAAAAGGAAAGAGTGTAAATTACTTAGAATCAAAACAAAGTAAAGTTGTTAAACTAACAACAATACAATCTGCATATTTGTTTGTTGATGATACTTTAACTCAACCATCATCTGGTGCATTTGGTTCTATTGTTGGTACAGTTAGAAATGACAATACTATTGTTCTTAGAAATGTAAATGGTGCATTTGATAACACAGGAACATTTAGTGCTGCAATAAAAACATTTGATGTTCTATTAGATCAGAGAAGTTCTTATACTAAAGGTGCAATATTAAGTCTGACTGATGGTATCAACACACCTATTGCTACTGCTGAAGTATTAGAAGGAACATCCTCCCAAAACGTAGTCCAGATCAAGGTTCTTACAGGTACATGGATTGTTGATACTACTTACTTTATACAGTCAAATGATTTATTTAATACATCTGGAACTAGAATTGTAAGACTCACATCGTTGAGTGATGGACTAGAACCATTTGAGGTAAATCAAAGTGTTGCACTAGTAGAAACAGCAGATAATCATGGTCTTGGTATTGGTGATAAAGTTACAATAGATATTAATCCTGATGATAGTACAACAACCAAAACTTACTATCTAAGAAAAAGATTATATCAGGAAGCAACACTACTTGCTCCATCAAAGAAAACAAGTATTAATTTTACAGGAGTTGGAAGATATGAAATCCTCAATGGTGGTGCTGATTACACTAGCAACACTTACACTGGTGTTTCTCTTACAGGAGGATCTGGAAGTGGAGCAACTGCTACAATTGCTGTTTCTGGTGCGGGTGTAGTATCAAATGTTACATTAGAAAATGCTGGTGTTGGATATGCTAGAGGTGATTTACTATCAGTTGCCGATGAAGATCTAGTAAGGTCTGGTGCATCACAGTCTACATCAAGATTAACAATATATGTTGGACATTCTGGTCTTGCTGCTGGAAACACTAGTCTAGTTGTAGATAATGCAAATGGATTTGCTGAACAAGATTATGTACAAATAGGAGATGAGATACTACAGATAACTGGTATCACTGACAATACTTTTACTGTCACTAGAGGTAATCAATCTACTTCTGATGTTGATCATTTTGATGGTCAAGAAGTATCTCTATATCAAGGTAGATATAATTTTACATCTAACTTCCAAATATTTTCTGGAGCAACTTCTGGTTACATTCAATCATACGATCCCACAACACAAAAAATAGTAATAGTCTATGACTATGCAACTCTATTATCAAATGCACAACAAGTAGCATTGAGTTCTAGTTTCTTTGATAGTAGTACACCACAGAAATTGGTTGCTGTTGGTTCTACTAGTTCTCCAATCTATGAATTTGAATTCTCAGAAGATAATAGTACATTTGTACCTAACCCTAATATAGATTTACAAGAATTTTATAAGTATAAGTTTGATACGTCTCATTCTAGTCTCACTGGGACTTACTTTGATATTAGTCCAAGTAATAACTTTAACTTAATAACAATAGAGAAGATTGCATCTACAATATTACCTGGTAATGCTGGTGCATTTACAGATGTTAAGTTTGGATATGGTTATAGAGCTGGTAATACCTATCAAACAAAAACAGGAACAGATTTTACAAACTTCTATTATTTTGATAACAAGAATGTAGTAAGTGCTGGTAATGCATATTTTAAAATTACAACAGATCCATTACAGTCAACAAGAACAGTAAATTACGTTACTCCAAATCGTTTTGTATATGATATTCCAAGTGAACCACTTTGGGATGGATCAGGATCTATTTCTTACACAACCACTGGACAGTTTGCTATTGGAAAGATAAACACTGTAGATATTATTAACTTAGGAATTAATTATAAAAAAGTTCCAATAGTTCTTGGTGCTGATCCTACTGAATCTTTCAGAGCAAGTGCTACTGTATTGTTTGATACAGCATCTAATATAATAACTGGAGTAAACATTACAAATGAAGGAACTAACTACTCAAATCCTAAAGTTATAATTACAAATGGTGATGGAGTAGATGCTAGTTTTAATATTGTTAGTAGACAAGGAAAGATATTTTCTATTACTGTAGAAAATGAGGGAAGAGGATATACATTTGCACCTGAGATAATAATTGTAGAAGGTGACGTAGATGCATATGTGGATAGTAATAGTATTGGTGTTCCTAAGAGTATTCGTATTACTAGAAATGGTGCAGCATATCATTTAGATAAAACAGTAGCATCATCTATTACATCAAATTATATTTTAAGTGTAAAACCAATTAGTGGTGATCTACCAACTTATAGAAGAGGAGAAATTGTAGTTCAAAAAATTAATAATGTAGAAGTTTCTAGAGCAAGAGTATCAGAATGGAGAGATGGATCTAATCTTTTAAAGGTAGAAAATGTAACAGGTATTATCAGACAAGATGTTGCTATAACAAGTATATTAAGAAGTGAAGTAACTGCTACAGTAACCAATATATTTGTAACTGTATTTGATGAACAGATTTCTAGTTTCTATGACAACCTAGGATTCTATCAATCAGATAAAGGTAAACTTGGTGTTTCTAATCAAAAAATTACAGATAGTTTCTTCTATCAAGATTACTCATATGTCGTAAAATCTAAGACTTCTATTGAACAATGGCGGGACTTAATTAAGTCTACTACACACCCTGCAGGATTTAAGTTATTTGGACAAGTAGATATAGAAGCTACTGCAAGTTCCGAGATGCCAGTTGAAATTCCAAAAGCATCTCACTTTAGTGTAATACAATTATGGGACCCAAATAAAAATAGAATTACAGTTGAAAACTCTTCTTACGTTATTACTCAATCAGTGCAGAAAGTTGAGAATCAAAGAATTCGTAAGGCATTTGGAACTGCTGCAACTAGTGAATTTAATTTTAATGAAGTTACTGCATTTGAGTTTACATTAAATGGATCATTTGATGGTGCATACGACAGTAACGGTAAATTGCAAGGAACTACATCCTTCCAAATTTTAAAAGATGGAATTGCATATACACCAGCTTCCTCTAAAGGTTTGATAGTTACATTAGATGGTATACTACAAGAACCTGATGTTGCATATACAATTTCTGGTGATCAAATTACATTCTCTGCTCCACCATTAGGAGATGGATCTAAAGCTGGTTCCTCTTATAAAGGTGTTACTTTCTATGGTAAAGTATTTCAGTTTAAGGATGATCAATATAATACAAAACATCTAAAAAAAGTAAGAAATATATTCCAACGTAGTGGAACATGGATTGATGCTGCAAATCAAATAGAAAGAAATGTACAGTTTATTATTAATGAATCTGTTGGATATGGTAAGGCAACATACTCATCATTAGATTGGAATACAAAACAAGATGATTATGAATCAAATATTAGAGCATTATTAGATGCTTTCCAACATGATCTTAGATTTGGTGGAAATGTAAAAACATTTGACTACACATCTATCTTCAACTCAGGTAGTGAATACCTATACATTCAAAATAATAAAACAGAGTCTATTGCTATATTTGAATATGCTAATAGATTAGCAAAATTAGCAATTAGAAATTGGGACTTTATTGATGTTGGAATTGCATACATTCAAGGACAGAAAGCAGTTACAGTTACAAGCACTAAGAATCTTGCTATTGGATTGTTTATAAGTTCTGGTAAAGCATTTCCAGATGGAACTAAAATTGTATCTATTGACAGTGAGACTCAAGTAACATTAAACAATGCAGCACTAGCAAACTCTGGTGGCGGTGGTGGAGCACCATCTGGTGTCACTCCTATAACTGGTACTGCTGCTGGTGGATCATCTACAAACGCAACTAATACTGCTGCTGTTGCACCTGGCAATACATTTGATGTACCGCCAGGTTCTACATTTATTGTACCTACATCATTCTCAGGAACTGACCAAGCAAAATTTGGTTGGAGTGCATTGAATAATGGTATGTTCTACAAGGCAGGAGAGTTGATAGAGAAGAATGAAACAGAAATAATTCAATTAGCATTGAATGCAACTCAAACACAGTATCCAAACTTAGGTTGGGGTGGAGGTCCTGGCGTAGCACCATATTATCCTCTTCAAATGAGACCATTGATACAGGCGTATGTTTATCATCTTAAGTTAGGTGGTAACTCTAAGATTGTAGAGAATGCACAATTATATTACAGAGATTATGATTACCCCTATGGAGAAACATTATATTATGATGCATCATCTTTAGGTTTACAGGGTAAAGGTATTACTGGAACTGTAGAGTCAACACTTTACATAATGAATCAGGTCAAAATTGGTTGTATACAGGCAATGAGAAATCAATTGTCTATTACAGATCCTAATGTATTGGTTGACTCAAATTCTCCTACATGTGCAGAAGTAGAAAGCACACTTGAAACTTATCATAGTATTAATATTACTATTCTTGAGGAAGGTAGAAACTTAGTTGAGAAAACTGAGCAGAATAAAAATAAAGTTGGTAACTGGACTAATACTCGTACATATTCTAACTATAATATTCTTGGTGATCCTTTACTTCCTGCACAGGAATGCACTACTGTAATTTCTGCAATGGATTCTTTACATGATAATTTAAGTGATATAATAAGTGAGAAAACAGTAACTAAATCTTTGCCAGATTATATTGATGGCGAAACTACAGACTTTGAATTGTATTGGGATGACAATACAGAAGTAGATACAGAAAAAGATGAAAACTTATTCTTAAGTCTAAATGCTGTAATACAGAGACCTAAGTTTACAGAAAATTATCCATTACAAGATGCTTATCTTATAGACAGAACTGTAATTCCTAATATTATTAAATTTGATGTTCCTCCAATATGGGATCAAGATTTAGGTGCTAAGACTATTGGTGAACCAACTGCTGTAGAGAAAGTAACTGGCATAGGTGTTGGTAATTATAAGAGATTGACTATTGATAAAGACTTAGTTGATGGAGTTAGAAACGGACCTTTCTTAATTCTTGATGTAGAAGATCTTACTGTACAGAGTATAGAATCTGAAGATAATCTTTATGTATTCTTAGATGGTGTGTTACAAGTAAACGGAAAGGCGTATACTGTATCAGGTCCTAACATTACATTTGCTACATCTATCAAACCAGAGATGCAAATTGACATGAGATATCTCTATGGTAGAGATGTTGGACAGATATTGAACATATATGATTTTGCACCTGACACCTACTTTGCTACTGGTACATTCTCATTTGATACAGATGCGACAACCATGACAAATCTCTTGGGATACACTTGGATGGGAGATGCTCTTGGTGCACCTATTCATGTATGGCAAGTCAGAGCAAATGGAACTTTAAATATTATTGGAGCATTGAGTAATGCAACATCAAGTGGTAGCACAGTAACATTTGAGATTAGAGGTCAGAATGGTTCTATAGAATCTGGATTGGATTTTGTATTTGCTCCTAGAGGTTATTATAGTAGAACATTTACAATTGCAGATGCAGATATATCAAATGAATTATTGAACTACAATGCAGATTCTGATGGAAGAAAACTTCTAAAAGATAATAATGCTATCTGGGCAGGAACTAGTATTGGTAGAACATACAAACCACCATTTGTTTATCTTTCTAAGGAAGATAAGATTAGAGTAGAAGGTGAAGAAGGATTTAGAAAAGTAAAAGAATTACCACAAACAGCAACCAGTAAAGATGGTAGACCATCAGAGCAGTTAACAGATGATATATTTGGTGCAGTCTCAATTGAGACTTATACTGGAATCACGAGAGGAGAGGGTCTATCAGTAGTTGCTAAGGTAGAGAATGGATCAGTTGTATCATTAACATGGAACCAAAGAAACTATGATCCTGTTACACAACCAACTGCATATCAATACTTTACACCTCCAGTATTAAAATTCATACCTAACGATAGCACAGGTGGTGGTGCTAGAGCAAATGTACTAGTCAGTAAAGGACAAGTAATTAGTGTTGATCTTATTGATGGTGGATCTGGATATACAGTTGCACCAAAAGTAGTTACAACAAGAAGATTTGATATTCTTACTGAAAGAGATATTGGTGTATCTTTAATAAACATAGGACTTCAAACATCTGTACAAAGTGGTGGGATGACTTCCTCATCAGTTATCAATGAAATTAGTGCTGCTGGAGTAACTAATGTTTCTGGTATTAGTTCTTTAGATGTTAAGATAGGAGCAGATGCTGAAATAGTACTTGAAAGAGATTTATTTCCTGATGAGATAGAAGTATTCTCTATTGGTGGACAGTTAGATCCAGAAAGAGATTTCTTAGAGATCTTTACAAATAGACCAACTGCAGCTGCTGATGTACAAGTATTTGAAGGTCCTTCTTATGAAGCAACTGTTGTTTCTGCAGAGGTTCAAGATATTGTATCTCTCAATTCTATATCTACTGTTTCTAAGGCAATCACAGCAACTACACAAATTGATATTCCTAACAATGCGATTAGTAATGTCAACTTCTTTGAGAATGCTGCTGTATTGGATCTTGACTTCTTCATTGGTGATGTTATTGCTTACATTGCTGACACATCTAAGTTTGCTGGTCAAGGTAGATTATTGATTGGTGATGAACTCATATATTATGAGAAGAAACTTGATGATAGATTCTATCAAATTATTAGAGGATATCAAGGAACACCAGAACGAGATTGGGTTGCTGGAACTTATCTCAGACAGATTGAAGATGTAACAGTTGTTGCTGCTGGATTACTACAGATTCAGTCTGAGAGTGATGTAAGTATGGTTAGTGCTCCTGCTGCAGGAATTTCTGCATTAGAAAGAGTTCAACAAAGACAGATTATATCTGGTGATTTCTCTGTAGCACAGAGAGAAACTCAAGTTACACTCATACCACCTCCAAGTGGTGCAATTGATCAATATCAAGAAACAATATTCTTAGTAGACCCAGTTCCAGTTAGGGCTGGTAACACTACAGGTGGACATGATGGATCTGTAGACTTGATTGAAATTAATGGTGGATATCATGTTGCCAGAAGATTGTCTACAGAAGTATTAATTGTTAACTCTGTATTTGGCAGAGACATACAATATCAAGGAAATTACATTGCTACAAACGTAGGTCATAATGTAAGTCACTTTGATGGAATATTTGAAGATGGATCTTCTGATGTTTCTGGAATTAGTATTGGAGATGTTAGCAGATACTTTGCTGATTTGACAATAGGAGACTTTACAAGAAGAGGTGATTCTAGTTATCTTCTTTCTGGAACTAAGTTTAACTTAGCACCTCCATCAATACAAAATCCTGTAGCATTTAGTGTTACTGCTGGTTCACCAATACCAAGTACAATAACAGTTGGAAGTACAAATTACTTCCCAACATCAGGATATATTTTCCATAGTAATGGAACATTTACTGGTATTGTAAAATACACTGGTAAGACTGCAAACAGTTTCACTGGGTGTACATTACATAATGGTAGTAATCAGATTGCGTCTGGATCTGAGATAGTACCTACAACAATCGTATAAATAATCGTATAAATAACTCAGGCACACTTTTAATTTACGTCGGAACAGGAAAACAATGGCTGCTATTATATCTGATAAGTTTAGGATTTTCAATGCTAAACAATTTCTAGAATCACTTTCTGAGGGTGCAACGGACACCAGTGCAGATAGATCTAGGATGTACTTCTTCGTGGGAAGACCACAACCGTGGAAAGCATATTTAGAAATTTACGCAAAAAATGCAACTGCATTTAGTGTAGGGGATGAGGTCTATGTAGGGACATATGGATCTACGAGTTTCCGTGCCACTATTTCTAAAGTTTATGACAGTGCCCTTTTATTAACCGACGTCTTTGGAAGTGCTGGTGTTAACTCTGCTCCTGCTCTAGGTTCTTCTCTTAAAGGTAGAACTGGAGGTTCTGGAGGTTCTGACACAGGTGCCACAGCTAAATCTGGAATTTATCGTTATGCTACAGAGGATGTTCCACCTCTACCACTTGATAACCAAGATGAGAAAGTTGCCTTATATGATGAGCTTATTGCAGCTAAGCGTATCACTAGTTCTTTTGCTAGAACAGTCATTCGTCGTTACAATTGGGATCTAGTTGCTAACCCTAAGTACGACATGTGGAAACCTGGATATTCTGCTACACCTGGTGGCGGTGGTCAAATAGGTAGACAAACAGCAACTGGTGCTGCATCTATTGCAGATGCTAAGTTCTATGTAATGAACTCTGCATACGAAGTATTTAAGTGTCTTTATAATGGAGAGAATCCATCTAACACTACTGGACAGAACGCAACAGAGGAACCAACCGTAGCTGGTGGTAACTATGATTCTGCAACTGGTCTTTATACAGAGTCATCTGGTGCAGGATACATCTGGAAGTACATGTATACTATTCCTACTGATGATGTTCTTAAGTTCTTATCATCAGACTTTATGCCAATCGTTCTTCCTGCTAACGCTTCTAGAACAACTGTTACTGGATTGGCAACTGCTGGAGCATGTGATGTTGCTCTTATTGAGGACGCTGGAAGTGGACTTCCTGCATCACAGACTCTATACACAAGTATTAAAGGTGATGGATCAAACGGTATTGTAAAATTTGTTACAAACGGTTCTGGTACAATCACATCTGCTGAAATTCAAGCACGAGGATCAGGTTACACATATGGTAACGTATTATTTACAAATGGTAATCTATACTCTAACGCAGGATTATCATCTGCTGTAACAACAGGTGCATCTGCTGTAGGATCTATTAAAATAATTCTTCCACCAGAAGGTGGACATGGTTCTGATCATGAGACAGAACTAAATGGTAAGCGTGTTATGACTAACATTCGTCTTACATATTCAGAGGGTTCTGGAGACTTCCCTGTAGATAACGACTTCCGTCGTATTGGTATCATTGCTGATCCATACAACTGGGGAACAACTACATTCTCTACTGCTGATACATTATCTGGATTAAAAGCAGTCAAGATAACTGGTGCTTCTGCAGATTACTCTGTTGACGAGAAAATTACTCAGACTGTAACTGGTGGTACTGCATATGGTACAGTTGTATCATGGACATTAGATAGTGGTTCTACAACTGCTGGAGTTCTTAAGTATATCCAAACAAATGATTCTCATACTGATCAAGGTATTGTCAGAGCATTTGAATCAAATGGTTCTAATGCAATTACTGGTGAAGAATCAACTGCATCTGGTAACGTAAATACTTCTTATGGGTCTGCATTATTAGGAGTTACATTCTCTAGTGGACTTGCTGCTCCAGAAGTTGAAAATAACTCAGGTGATGTCATCTATGTTGAAAACAGAAGACTAATTACTCGTGCACCTGATCAGATAGAAGATATCAAGTTAGTAATTGAATTCTAATATTGGAAAACTTCGCTAAATAATATGACGAGAACTAGATATATTGGCGGAGTACAATGCCTCAAAAGACGAATCTTAATGTAAGCCCATACTACGAAGATTTTGATGCGAATAAGAATTTTTATAAAATTCTATTTCGTCCAGGATTTTCTATACAAGGCAGAGAATTAACACAAGTACAATCTATTCTTCAGAATCAGGTTGAAAGTTTTGGTAAATATGCTTTCAAACAGGGAGAATTAGTAATACCTGGTGAAGTAGGATTAAATACAAAATTAGATTATGTAAAATTATCCTCAGTATCTGAGGTTGCAGTATCAGAAGGTGACGATATTGTATATAAAAAGTATGACATCTCTCAGTTGATTGGGCAACAACTACAGGGATTGACTTCTGGTGTTAAGGCAACTATTCTTGCAACTAAGTTATCAACAGAAACATCTGCAGATACATTATTTGTTAACTATATTAACAGTGGTTCGTCTAATACTGAGACTACTTTTAGACAAGGTGAGACTCTAGAAGTTGTTGATGGTGTAAATACTCCTTTACTTGTAGTTGGAACTGATGGGAGTGTACTTCCTACTAGTATTTCTATTACTAATCCTGATACTGGAGAAGTAACATCTTTAGAAAGTCCTGCAATGGGATTTGGTTCTGCTGTCAAGGTAGAAGAAGGTATCTATTTTGTTAATGGATATTTTGTAAGAAATGATGAAGAACTTTTAGTTATTGATGAATATTACAATAAACCATCTGCAAAAATTGGTTTTATCATCAAAGAAGAGATTGTAACACCAGAAGAAGATGCAAGTTTATATGACAATTCAATAGGATCTGCAAACTATACTGCACCTGGTGCAAATAGATTAAAGATATCTCTTTCATTAAAAGAATTTGTACTTGGTGCAATTACCGATAAGAATTTTATACAACTTCTCACTGTATCCAGAGGACTTGTACAAAGTAAAGTATCCACTACAGACTTTAGTGTATTAGAACAAACACTTGCTCGTAGAACATTTGATGAGTCTGGTGATTATGTTGTAGAAAACTTTGATATTGATGTAAGAGAGTTAGCACAGAAAGATGGTAACAGAGGTATCTTTGGTGCTGATGAGTTTGGACTATACAATGGATATAATGCTGGTGACGCATCTAGAAAGATGATTGCTAGTATAGGTCCTGGTAAGGCATATATTAAAGGTTATGAAATTGTCAACAAGGAAACAAAGTATCTTGAACTTAATAAAGCAAGAGAAAGTCTTACTAGTGATAATATAAATCTAAAGTCTAGAGGTTTACCAACATATAGTATTAATAATGTATTTGGTAGTGTTCCTCTAAACAAAGAAGGTTCTGATCTTACTGCATATCCTGATATATTTTTATATAATACATTTAATGATGGTTCTGTTGGATTAAACAATACAGAATTATCCACAGATCATAGACAAACAATTGATAGAAGAGGAAAAGTATTTACATCTGATGATGGTATTAAAACCATAACACTTCAGATAACAAATCCTACAACTCTTATAGGTGCTGTAACAGATGCAACATTCCAAACAACATTTGGAACTTTATATTATATCAAGACAAGAGCTGATGGTGGTGCACCAACAGCTGTTGGATCATTTAAAACTTTATCATTTGCGACAACAAACAAACCACTTATCAATCCATCAACATCTGTTCAATTTTTAGAACTTACAATATACGGTCCTAAAAATGAGTTAGAGGCATTACTATTAGAATATGATTTAGCAGATACTGAGTTTAAGAGAAAAATATATTTAACAGAAGCAAATGCAGCTGCAGCAGCTACAGATTCAGAATTTGGATTTATTGTAGATTATTCTGATACTATTACACCTGTAATTGGTAAAACAAAACCTAGCAATTTTATAGTAAAAGAAAGAGGAAGTGGATTTAATCCAGACTCTGATGTAGTGTTATCAAAAGGTCGTCTAGCAGCAGGAACATCTACTTACAATACAACATTTGGTTATTCTTATTTTGATCCACAATTCTTTACTAAAATTATTTTAGAAAATGCTCCTACAGGAACTAATCCATTTGATGAAGGTAGTTATGTATTTGGTATCAACAGTAAAGCATATGGTGTTGTAGAAGGTTCATCAACTGGTGTATATTCTACTGGTAAAATTTTATTTTTAAAGACATTATCTGGTAAATTTTTATCTGGAGAAACAATACAAGACGAAGCAGGAAATACTGTAAGAATTGCAACTGAAAATACAATATCTCATTTTGTTATTCCAAACAGAGGACTAGGATATGCAGATGGTGCTACTTTATTAATCAATGGGTTAGAATATGATAGTTCTAAAATTGCATTATCTAGAACTACAGATGGTAAAATTTATAAAGCAGCAATTGCAAATAGATCTGCTGTAGGTATTGAGTATGCTCAACCACCATCAGTAACCGTAAAAAATCCAGACTCTGCTGGAGCACCTAATTCTGTATCTTCAGTTGTACCTTGTTTATTCAGAAATACAGTCACTACATATACACCACAGAATGTTAAATCTATTGGTGGTACATATGGTGCAGGAAATGAGAATGTATTTACAGCAGACGTTGTTGTAGATAGTCAAAAGTATTCTGAAATTAAAACTGTAACTGACTATACATTCTTTGGTGCACAAGGATCATTGTTTATTGAATCAACAAGTTTCAGTGCAAATGCTTCTACTGTTGTACAGCAAGGAGATCTTATACAATTCTCAGATGATAATAATAATCTTGTTAGAGCAATAGTTCAATATGCAACAGTACAACAAGGAGCATATAAGTCTAGGATATATCTAGATACAGCTCTGCCAGGTTCAGTTACTAATGCTAGTATCGTAAGGTTACGTCCAAAGGTAGACAATTCTACAAGTGGCACACTACTATACACAACTGGTAGTAAACAAATATCTCAAATATCTGCTGGTGGAGATAATACTAAGATCAAATACTACTTCCGTAGAGATTTTGTAACCACTGCATCTAGTTCTGGTGGTATAATTACATTTGCTGCACAGTTACCATTTGGTACACAAAGATTTGCTGCATATCGTGAAGAGAACTTTATAATTACAATATTAGATCCTGGTGATGCACCTGATATTGTGAAAGGTGATATCATTTATGTTGAGTCTGATGATGTAGAGATTACTTCATCTACAGATACTGCAAGTGGTTTGACATCTGGTAGTATTAGTTTACAGTTACCATTAAATTATTTTGGAACTATTGCAACTAATGGTGCTTTCCCTAAACTTAAATTAACTGCAACATTAGAAGTATCTAATGCAAAACCAAGACTTAAGACTGCAGTTAAGAATAAGAGAATTACAGTTACATCTGCTGGTGATCGTATAGTTCCATTGAGAGGAACAGATTATGATAGTGAAGCAGTAGAAATATTATCATACTCTGACGCATACAAATTAAGGTATGTTTACGAAGGAACATCATCACAACCTCCTGAGATAGACACTGCTGGTAATTTAATTTCTGGCACTGATGTATCATCTAGATATACATTTGATAATGGACAAAGAGATACAATATATGATGTTTCTAGAATAGTTTTAAAACCTGGTTTTGAAGAAACTACAGGTCAACTTGTTATTGCATTTGATTACTTTGAACATTCACAGGGTGACTTTGTTACTATAGACAGTTACTTACATGATGCTGGAGTTCCAGAAGATGAAATTCCAGACTTTAATTCCTCTGTATTAGGAATAGTAGAACTTAAAAATGTAATTGATTTTAGACCAAAAGTAGATAGCACTGCTATTATACCAGGTTTCTTAAACAAATCATTATTAGAAGTCACAGATAGTCCTTTTGCTGGTGCTGGTGCTGTAGTTTCTAGTACCCCTGCTCCTGATACAAACTTAGAATACACATTCTCATTCAGTCAAAAGCAATATCTAGATCGTATTGATGGTATTTTCTTAGATAAGAAAGGTCAGTTTCTAGTTAAAGAAGGTAATTCATCTCTTAACCCAACTAAACCAGATCCAATAGAAGATGCAGTTCCATTATTCTATGCTTATATTCCTGCGTTTACAAAGACAAGTAAGGATGTAAGACTTACCCCAGTTGATAATCGTCGTTATACAATGCGTGATATCGGTAAGTTAGAGAAACGTATTGAAAGATTAGAATACTATACAACACTTAGCATACTAGAGCAGCAAGCACTTAACATGCAAGTTAAAGATGAGATTGGTCTTGATAGATTTAAGTCTGGTTTCTTTGTAGATAATTTTGAAGCACATAAAGTTGGTAATCTTAGATCTCTTGATTATAGGTGTGCTGTAGATCCACAACAATCAGTATTACGTCCACAATCTAAGGAAGATTCCCTTCATCTTGTAGAAGTTAATACTAGAAATGATCAAAGGGCAGTATCTGGATATAATAAATCAGGACACATGATCACTCTACCATATCAATCTTTATCTTTACTAGGAAATGATTTTGCTTCTTCTACACTAAATCCAAATCCATTTGTTGTATTACAATATGTTGGAGATAGTCATGTATCTCCATCTGTAGATCAGTGGTATGATCAATCTATTGAACCAGTTGTTGTAGACACAAATACAGATTTGTTCAATATTTTCTTAGCAAAAGAAAATGTAAAAGAAAGTTTCTCAAGTATTCACAACTCATTTATTGTAAACTGGGTGGGTGCTTCATCATCATTCACAAGTATCAATTCTCTTGGTGGTGTAAACTCACAGATTGCTAATACATCTGTACAAAGTGCGTCAGTTGGTAGCACATCTAACATCAGTCCACAAAATAATGAAGTTGGAAAAGGTGTGCAAACCAAAACTGTAAATGGTAATTTAGTATCAACATCATTATCACTATTTGCTAGAAGTGTTCCTATCAAATTTAATGTTGGAAGAATGAAACCAAACACAAGAATCTATGTATTCTTGGAAGGTAGAGATATTAGTCGTTGGGTGAATCCTGATCTTAGATATACAGGTATCGCAGGAAACTCATTGTCAGCATTCAATGGTTCTGTAACAACTGATGAATATGGTAATGCTAGTGGTCTTATAGTTCTACCAGCTGGATATCCACCAGCTGAAAATGCTGTATGGGGAGGAGATATTGATAATTTATCTTATGACACAGACTCTGAGCAGATAACATTGACTACAGGAACTCTAACATTTAGATTTACATCTAGTTCTACTAATGAAGCAAAGGGAGAAGTAGATTCTTATACTGAAGTTAAGTACTATGCTACAGGTATTCTTCCACAGAATCCAGATAGTATCATCTCTACTAAACCAGCAATTTTTAAATCAAATGAAGGTGTACAGTTAATTGAAAGTAATACTGATAATCCTGTAAGACCTAATCCTCTTGCCCAAACATTCAAGGTTGAAAACTTTGATGGTGGGGTATTTGTAACAGGATTAGATTTATTCTTTAGTAAGAAGAGCACAAACATACCAATTAAAACTTACATCACTAATGTAGATGCTGAAAAACCAGGTAAGAGTATCGTACCTGGCAGTGAAAAAACATTATCACCAAATACATTCCTTAAATGTTTTGCTAGTGGTAATATGTCAATACTTAAGGGTGAAACTGTAACTGGTAATTCTTCTGCTGCGTCAGGTCCTATACTTCAAGTATTTGACAAGAATAATGTTGAGTTAGTTGCTTCAGCATCTGGTAGATATAGTCTTACTAATGAGCAAGTATATACTGTTGTTCTTAGTAATCATAATGGTAGATCTTTTGTACAAAATGAGGGGTTGGCAATTCCATCTGTAACTCTTGCAAACGCAACAGGTGGTACAGATTTTGTATTAACGGTGGCAAAAGATAGTGGTAAACTTTCTAATTTAAGAATTACAAATACTGGTCTTAACTATGATAGTGCAATTTTAACAATAGAAAGTCCACAATTGCCTGGTGGATCTACTGCTACAGCAAGTATAGAAGTTTCTGGTGGTAAGATTTATAATGCTGAGGTATCACTATCTGGATTTGGATATACAGAAGCACCATCAGTTGTTGTGAAAGGCGTCGGAAATGGTGCTGGAGGGTGTGAAATACAAACCTTTATAGAAATAGATACACCAGCAGTTAGAATGGGTGTAGCAGTTGATACAGAGGGTGTAACAAACTCTACTATACCAACAAACTTTATGTTTGATTATCCAGTGTATTTACAAAATGATACTGAGTATGCTCTTGTAATAGAAACTGATTCTATAGATTATAAGTTATGGTCATCTAAATTAGGAGAAACTGACATATCAACAAGTACGGTTATCACAACTCAACCATCATTAGGTTCGGTTTACCGATCACAAAACACTGAGAGTTGGACAGAGGATATATTTGAAGATCTTAAATTCACTTTATATCGTGCAGAGTTTGATATTACTAGACCAGCAGAATTAATACTTAAGAATGGTAGCACAGGATATGAATTACTAGATTCAAATCCATTTGAAACTAATGCAAGTGCAAATACAAATTCTACATCTAAATTCTTCAAAAATAATAACTCTATTGTTAAAGTAAATCATAGAGATCATGGATTTGAAGATAGTGGAAAGTCATATGTGTTCTATAAGAATGCACTAGAGACTGGTGGAATTACACAATCAATATTAAACAGTACATTATTTGAAGTAACAAATTCTGGTATTGACACATACAACATAACATCTAGTTCACAATCTGCTTCTAATGCAATAGGTGGTGGAGATGTTGTCTATGCTTCTTACAACAGAAAGTATGAGACATTATATCCACAAATTCATTATCTAACATTTACTGGAACTAAGTTAGAAACATCAGTAAAAACAATAGATGTTGTGCCTGTTGATTCTACTACAACAAACTATACATCATATTCAACATCTGATTATGAAAAGACATTTTTAAATGAACCACATTACTTTACCAATCAAAAGTTTGTCGCATCTAAAATAAATGAAACTTTGAATAGTTTGACAGAATCTTTAACATATAAAATGTTATTGTCGTCTACTAAATCTTATTTGAGTCCAATAATAGACTTGTCAAGTGCTACTGTCAAAACATCTTCTAATAGAATAGAAAATGCTACAGGTCAGGAAAGTAGATATGGTAGAAAGGATCAGATTATAGAATTCTATCCTGTTTACACATTCCAACTTGCTGGTAATGGTGGTACTCAAATACAGGCAGATCAATCAATAGTAGGATCAACAACTAAAACTACTGGAACTATTGCTAGAGTAAACGGAAATGTAGTTTATGTAAGAGTAAAGACAAGTCAATTCTTCCAAAAGGGAGAAACTGTAACTCTTGGAAATCAAAGTAGTTTAACTACTGTAGTTGTTGATTCTAATCCATCACAAGTATTCTTTAGTATAAATCAAGCATCAACTATTGTTGCGAGAAATCCATCTATTATATTAGAAACATATGATAATATCATTACTGGTAAAACTACAATATGGAATAGTCAAACTCAACAGTTGACATTGAAGGTAGATGTTAAACCAATCAATGATGATTTTACTAGCAGAATAATTGACAATGTGTTATACAATAGAAACTCTGTAACTACAGATCAAATTGATGACATATTCCGTGTAGGAGATTTTGTTAAGTATCCTAATCAACCAGATGATGAAGCATCATATTTAGAAGTTGGTTCTGTAACATATGAGAATGGTATTGACTTTGTTTCTGAGGATACATCTAAGAATAGTTCTTCTATTTCCAAGTATGTAACTAAGGAAGTTTCAATACAAAGTCCAGCATCTGCTATTGATGTACATCTTTTAGCAAATGTTAAAGATATAGGTAATTTACAAGTTCTCTATAGATTCAAAAAAGCATCTAGTCAAGAGAACTTTGAAGATATTGATTGGGAATATTTTAATGAAGATGGGTCACCAGATACATTTGAAATTGCAACAAGTGAAAACTCAATATCTAGTATTGTAGAGAAACAATCATCATATCAAGATTTGAAATATAGTATTGCTGATCTACCAGAATTCTCGTCATTTGCAGTCAAAGTTATCATGCGTGGTGTTGATCCATCATTTGTACCTAAGATTCAAGACATAAGAGCAGTAGCCTCATTCTAATTTCCGCATATGGATTATTTGAAGGTTGAAGGACATGACGGTCTCGTAAGGGATCAAAACACAGGTGCTATCTTGAATCTGGACGATTCTGCTATAGAGGCAAGAAGAAAGTCTAAACACCTAGGTTCCGCATTGGATGACATAAATATGTTGAAGAATGAAGTATCTGAAATCAAGTCCTTATTAAGAGAGTTAATCCAAAATGCCAGCAATACAAGTCGCTAAAACGGATACCTTTGAGACCCAAAGGCAGAAAATTAATCAAATAGGTACAGATATATTTCAAGTCACTGCTGGTGGCACAGATTTATCTACTGGTAACTTAAAATTAGGTGATGGAACGAGACAATCTCCTTCACTAGCTTTTACTACAGATGAAAAATTAGGTATTTACAAAGCAGGAACAACAACTCTTGGTTTTGTTGCATTAGAAAAAAAATTACTTGATATATCTGCGACTGAAGTAAAGTATTACAAAGATATTATTGTACAACAGAAAAAATTAGAAGATAGTGGTCTTTTAATACAAGATGTTGGTAGTAACTATGATGCTGGTAGTTATGTAGCAATTCCTGTATTAGGAGGTACTGGTGATAATGCCCTACTTGATATTGTAGTTGTTGATTGGTCTGGATCAATTACACAACAAGGTAAAAATTATAATCCTGGTACTAACTACACTGGAATAGCATTAGTTGGTAGTGCTACAGGTAGTGAGGCAACTTGTAATTTTGAAATTCCTTCACTAGATGGTGATATATCAAATGCGGGTTCTGCATATCCACCTGGAGTTTATTCTGCTGTTCCTCTGACTGGAGGAAATGGTAATAGTGCAACTGCAGATATTACAGTTACTGGTACTACAACTTTACCAACTACTGTACAAACACCAGGTTCTGGATATGTAGATGGCACATATTCATCAGTACAATTCTACAACACTCCAACTCAAACATTTGTAGTAACAGTGAGTGGAGGTCCTGGCACATATCAATATGTTATAGATGGTGTTACAACCCCAACTCTTAATGTAACTTCTGGTAATACATATCGTTTTGATGTGTCAGATGCTAGTAACTCTACACACCCTTTATATTTTCATGCTGCTGGAGATGAGTTAACTTCTTTAGATCAAACAAAATATTTTCAAGTCTCTCAAACTGTAGAAGGAACCGCAGGAGCATTTGTAGATATAATTATTTTTGAACTTGGTGCTGGTAGTCTTGGATATGCTTGTTCTCAACACTCAGGAATGGGTGGAACAATTAATCATACTACTGGATCACAAGGTGTATTTGGTAGAAGTGCTTTTGGTGACGTTACTGTTACTGCTGGTGCTGTAACAGACGTTTCAGTTACTACTTCTGGTAATGGATACAAACAAGGAGATACATTTTCTGCTATTCCTGCAGATCTTGGTGGAACTGGTTCTGGCATGGTTGCTGTGGTTGGAACTCCAACATATACTGGTACTGTAACAAACGTAACTATTGGTGATGTTGGTCAAGATTATCTTGCTGGAGATATTCTATCAGCAACAGATGCAAGTTTAGGAAATGGTGGTGGTTCTGGATTCGCTTGGACTGCTAGTACAACGCCAGGTGAAATTTCAGAATTTTCAATTGCAACCTATGGTAGTGGATATCAAGTAGGTGATGTATTACAATTGCCAGGTGCAACCACTGGTGTTAGTTGTTACATATCTGGTACTTTAAATGGTGTTCCTGTAACTCTTGGGACAGGAAATACCTTTACAGTTCCTGATGGTACTAGGTTTGAAGTTGGAATGATTCTTACTACTGAAGCAGGAAGCACAGGTGATGTTGGTCAAGGTGTTACTGTAACAGCAATAAATGGAAACACAATCTCAATATCTCAATCTCCTGCTGTTGCTGGTGCTGCAACTTTAACATTCTCATCTATTGATTCTTTAAATATTACATTACCTTCAGTTGCTGGATTGTCAGTTGGAGATTCAATCACACTTGCTTCTGGTAATGCAGTATTAGGATCTAACACAACAATTTCATCTATTGATGCTCCTAATAATATTATAACTTTATCTGGACAAGCAACAGAACCAGGTACTGCAGTATTAAATTTCTCTCCTGTATTTGGTGTAGGTACTCAAACATTCCAATATACAATTTCAAGACTAGGATCTGTAGATACAGCAGTAATTTCTGGAGATTCTGCTGGTAATGGATATTCTGAAAATGATATTCTTTCAGTAGATCCTACAAACTTGGTAGCAGCAGAAACCAAGATTGTAAAATATGAAAAAATTCAAACTCTTACATTTAGTTCAACTGTTTCTGCTGGAACTTTTACAACATCACAAACATTAAGTGAGCAAGATGGAACGATAGTTACATTTGTACCAACAGGATCAACAATTGTAGGAGAAGCAAACGCAGATTATGGTATATTATCTGCTAGTGGTGGTAATGGTAGTGGAGCAACATTTACTGTAACTAGAGATGCACAGGGTGTCACATCTGTTCAAGTTAGTGATGGTGGTTATGGATACGCAGCTCAGGAAAATTTAACTATTGCTGGTACCTCAGTGGGTGGTTCTTCTCCTGCAGATGATATTACTATTACAGTTGATAGTATAACAGATTTCTTTGACTACACAATTTTACAGGTAAATGAAGGCGGTGGTAATACAACAAATGTTGTTATTCAAATAAGTGATGCAAATGCTGGTTTTGCCAATCCTAATGTAATAACAAGGTCTGGAGGAGCAGGAACTTACACAGTTGCAACATCTGTTGATGATGACATATTTACAATTGACGATGTATTTACTCCAAGTTTAACTTTCTATGTTGGTAGTACATACACGTTTGATCTTAATGATGCATCTTTATCAGCAGATACCTTTGCTCTTAGTGCATTTGAGGGAGGTTCGTATGCACCATCTTTAGTTGAGAATGTAGTAGCATCAGTAGAAACCACAAATAAAACTATTACTGTAGCATCTACAACTGGTATTGAAGTTGGAATGGCAGTATCAGGAACTGGTGTGGGACAACTTGCTGCTGTTACAAGAGTTGTAAGTAAAACTGCAACCAGTGTAACTATTGATGAGTTTCCAATCAATGCTGGAACTATAACTTTAAAATTTGAAGGTGCTGAATATACAGATGGTGTTGTTAGAGATGCAAATGCATTAACAATTAAAGTAACATCAGCAACCCCATCAACACTTTATTACTATTCTCAAAACAATGAGGGATTAGGTGGGTCAGCATCAATAACAATAGATGCTAATAACCCTAAAACATTTGGTAGTGGATTTAGTATTTTAGTTCAGACAATTGCTTCTACAGATGTTATTATTGCTGATATTGATGCGGGAATTTTATCTGCTCTAACTTTTTCTGGAACTGATCTGGAAGTTGCTACTGGAGCAGTTACAGGAAACTTAACTGCTCCTAATATTGTTGGCGAAATTGTATCACTAACAACAATTAATTCTAGTTCTAACATAACTTCCACTGCACTCAATATAGTAAACAATGGTAATTTCTTCATAGGATCTTCACCACAAACAAATGTATTAGATGTTGTTGGTAACACTGGTGCATTAACAACAAGTGGATTTGTTAAAACATTAGACAAATTTAATAGTAATGATCAAATTGAGATTGAAGATAATGATATTAAATCTCTTTCTGGTTTTGATATTCTCATTAGTCCAGCAGCAACAAGAGTTGCTAAGATAAACACAACATCTGCTATTATCATTCCTGCTGGTGATACTAACGCTAGACCATCTTCTGCTGTAGTAGAAAATGGTGCAATTAGATTTAATACAGATAGCGGACAGTATGAAGGATATAGTGCTACAACAACATCATGGTCATCACTAGGTGGTGTTAGAGACTTAGATGGTAACACATTCATATCTGCTGAAGAAACTGTTGGTGCAAACGATAATAAATTATGGTTCTATAATGATGGTGACAATACAATCAGAGTTACACCAAATCATTTAGAATTTATTCAGATGAAGAAGGTGCGTTCTCTCAATACAGCAGCACCAACTTACACTGAATGGGCAGCAAACACTCCTGTAACAGCAGGAACTTATGTTAAGTATAGAAACAACGTATTTGAAGTTACAGTCTCTGGAACGACAGCAACGTCAGGTAGTGAACCGACTGATATATCTGGTACTCCATTTACAAACGGATCTGCAACACTACAATTTAATACAAGTGCTGTTGGATTATTAACATTTGAAGAATGTTCTGATGTACAAATAGGACCTCTTGGTGATGTACCATTAACAATTAGTGGTGATTTAAGATTTCAAAACAATGAGATTTCATCACTTATTAATGATATTGACATCAGACCTAATGCTGGTAAGAAAATTGTATGTGATATAGATACAAGTTTAGTTCTTCCTTCTGGAACTACAGCACAGAGAGGATCTGCTGCAACAGGATCTGTCAGATACAATACTACAACTCTAACTTACGAAGGTTATGATGGAACCAACTGGGGTTCACTTGGTGGAGTAAAAGACGTTGATCAAAATACTTATATTATTCCAGAATTATCTGCTGGATCAAATGAAAATATTTTATACTTCTATAATGATGGAAGCAATACAGTTCAGTTAACAACAACTGCATTAGATTTCTATTCAGTAGATACTATTAGATCTATCACATCACAAGAATTTGAGATTACTGCACAATTGATGACATTCAATAGTGCTCAAACAACTCTTGACAATACTGCTACTGATACAACATTCTTACATACCAGTAAGCAATACTTTGATCTAGGTCTTTCAGCTGGATTAAATGTTGATCCTGTTCTAAGACTTGACAATCAAGGTGATGTGTTCTTGAACGTAGGTTTTGGAACTGGTGTATATGATGGAGTTAAAATATTTGATGGTGACTTGAAAGAGTTTGAACTTGCTGATGTTAAGATCTTATCTGAGAAAGTAACATTGGTAAAAGGAACAGTAAATAATGGAGGGTCAAACATCTACCAACTTTCTGTTCAAAATGGAGCAAAGGTTGTTATGGTTGCTGAAAACACAACTAACAATAATAAAGAATTCTTTGAGTTTGGTGTTATAGATAATGGAACTGATATATTCCATACAGAATATGGAAATGTCAGGACTGGAGAACAATTAATTGTTCCTGTATTTGAGAAGACAGCAAGTGGATTTGCAAGAGTGAACTTTACAATAGGTTCTTCTGTCACAACAGCACATAATGTTGTAGTAACTATCGTATCCAACATCAATAAGAAATAAAAATGGCAACAACAATAGAAAAATTTGATTCCATGGGTGGATTTGCTGTAGGCAAAACTGTAGTTGTAGATGAATTAAGGAATGCAAAGGATCTCAATACTTTAGAGGTAAAAAATAGTAATTACACAGACAGTAGTTCTACCAGTTATATTTTGCGTGGATTAAATACATCCACTCTTGACTTAGATGGTGTAGGTACACAAATTCCTATTACCAATAGCACTATGAATTTTATTACAGGTCATATTATGGCTGTCAATGATGTAGGAACTGTGTATTCTACAAAGTTTGAAACATCATTGTATTGTGATAGTGTTGGAAATACAACTGTACAGTCTAGTTTTCAAACAGTTATTAAAGACGATGTTCCATCAGGAGAAACTTGGTCTGTTGAACCAGTAGGAGCATCAAACAGATTTAGTTATTCAACAACTAGAGCTGGTACAACATCTACAATTAAATGGGTTTCTTATACCCAAGTTGTTAGCATCGCTTGGTCTTGATGCTAAATATATCATAGGAAAAAATGTCTAGGGATACTGCAGCACCATGAGTTTTCATATTAATTCCGATAAAGAGAAAATAAGGGGAGTCAACCCCAAACTTATCGGTGATAATGAAGTTACTATTCGCTCTGGCACGGGGTCGGGAGAGAAGGAGATTCTGCGTGCTCAATTAGATAGTGAAACAAACTTACCTCGTGTTGGTATTAATAGAACTGGACAGAGAGTTAACAATATTGATATTGATACTGCTGGTTCTGGATATACTGTAAACCCAACTGTAACAATTGGTGCTCCTAATGTTGCTGGTGGTGTTCAAGCACTTGCTTCTGCCTTTATCTTTAATGGTAAAGTTGTTTCTGTTGCTGTTAATGAACCAGGTAGTGGATATACAACTGCTCCTGCTGTAAGTATCACAGAAGGTGGTGGTGCTGGTGCTACTGCTACTGCTGTTCTTGATACTGTAGACTTTGAACTTGACATCAACGGTGCGATTAGAACTTCAACTTCTATCATTTCTGACACTGCGAGAATTCTAAACCTTGACATTGACAACTTTGTTACTCCTAACGCAGCATTTAGAGCACCTAATTTAAAAACATATGCTAATAACACAGGAACACCTTGGGCTCCTAATGTTATCATAAGAAAAGATTCATACAGGTACTTCGGTGCCAACATGTATCAGGCACTGAATACTGGACAGACTGCAGCATCAGCACCTGAGCATACAGATGGAACAGTATTAAATGGCGAAGTAGAGTTTAAACATATTGGTTTCCGTGTGGTTGATCCTACAGAATATCAATATAATACCTCACCCGAATCAGGAGAGTTTCCAAGATCTATCACACCCTTACTTGGTGACAGATCAGACAAGATTGCAACTACAGAATATGTACTTAATCTAGCAACTAATGACGTTGGTGGTCGTGTTTATGTTTCGCAACAGATTGGTTCTGACCTTAACGATGGTAGATCTGCTGTAAACCCAGTAAGAACTATTAAGAAAGCAGCACAGGAAGCATGGAAAACACCTGGTGTTAAAGAAACTATTATTGTATCTGGTGGTGATTATGTAGAAGACAACCCAATATCTCTGCCTCCAGATTGTTCAGTTGTTGGTGATAACTTAAGATTGGTTCTTATCAGACCTCAGAATCCTAACAAACACATCATGAAGTTCGGTGATAAGAACTACGTGATTGGTGTTACATATCGTGACCAAATTGATTCTAATGGTGACCCTGTTGCTACTTGGGACTTTGCTATGGTATTTGATGACAAGCAAAGAGTCATAATTGATAAAGAAGCAAACGGTGATTTTGGAACACAGTTTGAAGTAGGACATCAGATATTCGGACCTCAACAGTTCCGTGTTGTTTATCAACAAAACACTGGTTTACAGAATTTGATAAGTGGATTAAAAGTAAAAGGTGTTAACACTGGTGCTAGGGCAAAAATTTCTAATGTTACATTTGACACAACTACAGGAGCAAGTGCATATGTAAGTGGTACAGTTGACGTTGACTTAATCAGTGGTTCCTTTGTTGCTGGTGAAAGATTTGAGTACATAACATCTGTTAGTCCTGGTTCAAATACAGGAATGACTGTAACGCAACAGCAAGGTGTTAACACGTTAAGACTTACATCAGATCCTACAAGCACAATTCCTGGTGGTACAACTGTACAGTTAGTAGCTACTCCTTCAACTGGTAATCCATTTACTGGATTTTATGAGATAGAAAGTATTGATTCTACTCTATCAGCAAGTAATATTTGGGATGTTAAATTCTTCCCACTATTAGCATCTCCAGAGTGGAGTGGTACTGGCATTGGTGGAACCTATACAATTAATGCTGCAACAGCTGTTGTTGAAACATTTGATACATCAACAATTAAATCAATCAGAGCTGAGGGTGAAGTTGTATCTGTTGATGAAGATTATACTACAACTCTACCTATTTCTAGAATTGACTTCTCATTACAGGGTGATCCTAGTATTGCTCAAGGTGGTTTCCAAAGTCCACAGTTTGGTAACGCAGAAGATCTTGGTGGTGTTATATTCTATACAAACGCATTAGTTGGTAGAACAAATACACACGACTTTAAAGAAGGACAAGAAATTGAAATTAGTGGTCTATCCACTTCATCTCCAGACTTATCCGTTCTTATGGGTAAGCAAAGAATTTATAAAGTTTTAGAAGATGCTGATGGTCGTTGCAGAAGATTTGTAATTCCTAAAAAATTACCAGCACTTACTCAATCTAACTACGATCCTGGTCAATTTGCACAAGTAAAAAACCACTCAAAAGTAGTTACATTATCATTACTTAACTCTCCAAACACTTTTCCATTATCATCTCCTGTAGAAAGAAGATTTCAAGATGCTTGTGTATTCCTTCGTAATAACAGAGAGTTTATTGCAGATGAAGTTGTAGGAATAATTAATAATCAGTTTGCTAGAAATTACTATTCTGCATATAATATTTCTGGAAGTACTTTTGACATATATCTTGGACAAACACCATCAACACATACTTATGTGTCTGGTGGTACAGTAACATTTGGTGGAGTTGCATACAACGTATCTGGTTTCCTTTATGACAACATAGTAACTGGTGTTGCTACTGTAACAACAACATCTCCTGTTGCAAACTTAGCAGAAGACAATACAATAAAACTTGAGAATGTATTACTAGAATGTGATTCTGGACAAAAATTATATCCTTCATATAGTTCTCCTGACTCAACATCTTCTATTAGTGACGGTGATAATCAATGTCGTCAAGATGTTAATCACTTTATCAATGCTCTTGTAAGAGATCTTGAATTTGGATCTAACCATAATATTATTGATGCAGCAAAGAAATATGTTGTTAGTGATGATATTGCATACATTAAAGATGAAATTATTTACAATGTTCGTGCTATTGAATATGCTAGACAATTAGCAATTTTGGCAATGAGAAATTGGAGGACTGATACTGGTACTACTAATGATCCAATATATGTTCCAAAATATTCTAGTGTACCAAGATACTTTGATGACACTGTAATTACATCTACAGCTTTATTAAATGCAGATGGTAGTGCTAACAATACTGGTTTTGCTTGTAATGATGTAAGAGCTGCAATTGATACTCTTTCTTTCCTTTGGGTTGATGTCATTACAAAAAATCAGAGTGGTACATATCTTGATGCTGCATACTTAATTACTAGAAACAAACATCTAATTGCAGATCAAGCATTATTAGATGCTGAAGCAAACTATCCACTATTAAATCTATCTGATATTAATGAAAGAAAATGTCGTAGAGATATAAGATTAATTCTAGATGGTTTAGTAAAAGACTTAGTATTTGGTGGTAACGAAGGTGTAGTAAATGCTGCAGAATTATACTTTACAGGAACAGCATTAACAGGAGTTCCAGAAGCACAAAGACCAGCAACAATATACGCAGTCAATAGAGCAAAGTATTACGCACAAGAATGTATGCGTAACTGGACTGATGGTAACATTTTAGAGACAACTCCAACTACCGCAACATACGATGCACAAACTGGTGCTCTAACTGTAACAATACCTAATCCTACTATTACTCCAACTACTGGAGATAGAATTGCATTTAAAGAAGATGCTTTAAATTGGTCTTGTAACTACAACGGAACAACAGCAAACCATGCAGGTCCTTCACAAACTGATCCTACTTATGGAAAGAGTCATGAGATTACAAACGTAACATCTTCTGGTGGTAATACAACAATCAGTTGTAATGTAGGAAATGCTGGTGCTGGTGCATCTTCTCCACACTCATTTGTAAGTGCTATAACAGATGCTACAATCTTAATTTACAATCCAACACCAATGTCTTCGGATATTCCGAAGTTTGAAGACTGGAATATTCTTATTGATCCACAAGCATCTGCTGCAAGTTCTGTATTTACTCCAACAGACGTTAGTTATAATGCAGGAAATGGTAGATTAGAATTAACACTTGGCAATGGTCACGGTGTTACTACATCAGATACAGTTCGCATTACTCCAGAATCATTAGTATTGAAATGTGGAATGGATACATATGCAACTGAGCATTATTATCCACAATCTGGTCATCCAGCATATGGTAATTACGTTAATGTTGAGTCAACAACTGCAACTACGATCACAGTTGATGTTGGGACACCTGGTACAAACAAAACATGGACACCAACTGATGCCACATATGATCCTGCAACTGGATTATTAGAACTGACAATTGGCACTGGACATGGATTGGATATAGATGAGGGTGTAGTACTTAATCAAGATTCATTGACATTTACATGTACAATGGATGGCAACACAAGTCAGAAAACATACCCAAGATATGGAAAAGATTATGCGAATGGAAGGTCTATGCCAACTGTTGCAGTATCAGACACTACAATTACAATTAATGTAGGCACTGCGGGTGCAAATAAATTATTGACTGCTGTAACAGGCACAACATATAATCCTAATACTGGAGATTTAGTTCTTCAAGTAGGTCAGCATGGTATTGGTGTAGGAAAAAATATTGTATTAGAAGATGGTGCTGTTACATTTACATGTGATCAAGATAGTAATGCTACAACACATCCATATCCTCGTTCTACTGACCCTGCATCTGGAGCATCTCTAGAAATAACTGCAGTTGGAACTACATCACACACAGCAACTAATGCACCATATAATGCACTTAATGGTGATATTACATTTACTATTGCAAATCATGGATTTAATACTGGTGATTATATAAAAATTGATGATGATGCATTGACATATACATGTGTTCTTGATGGTAATACTGCACAGAAATCATATCCTCGTGTTAATTATGATAGAGCAAGTGGAAAATGGTTACCAATTATTAAAATAGACAATAGTACATTTAGTGTTAATGTTGGTACTTCTCCATATACTGGTTCACATACATTTGTAAGTGCTGCTGCTGGAGGAATTAAGAGGCAAGATGGAACATTAACAGTTAATGTTGGAACCTCTTCTAACACAACCACTCATACATTTACTACTGGTCTTGCAAATGGTGTTAAGTATTTACCACAATCTACTCATACATTTGTATCTGCATCAACAAATGCACTCGCACACACTCCATCTAGTACTCATCAATTTGTAAGATCTTCTAGTGAGTCTGTTTCTGTATATGCTGCAGGAGCAAATACATTATGTTCTGGTGTTAACAATACAATCAATACCCTCATGGATCTCCTTGAGGATATTCTAGATGGAACTATTGCACCAGGTGCTACAACAACTAACAATGGAACATTATATGATACTGCACAGATAATTTCATATCCAGATAATTTTATCTATGATCAAAATCAAAACAGATTAGCAATTCGTGGTACATTTGATGATTATCCAATCATTGAAGCATCTCCATATACACAGAACGCATCTGTTATATCCTTCTTAGGAGGTGGTGGTGCACTAGTTGATGGATCTAAAGTCAAACAACCTAACTGCCCATTTCCTGGTCTTGAATTAGATGGAACTGCATCTTTCCCTAATCAGGGTAAGTCAATGGTTGCATCTGCATTCACGATTGTTTCCTTTGGTGGTACTGGATATAAAGTTATTAACGATGGTTATACACAGTTAGTTTCTGTGTTCGTTATTTTCTGTGCTGATGGTGTTCTTGCTGAGTCAGGTGGTTATTGTTCTATCACCAACTCTGCTACAAACTTTGGTATCTTTGCATTAAGAGGTGTTGGATATAGAGCAGAATGCTATTCATTTGACCAAGGTACAGTTAGTAACGTATCTGCTACACCTACTGGTAGAACGATACTTACAGTTAGTGGATTAGGAAGAGAACCACTTGAGCATTATGTTGTTAAGATTGATGGATATACAAATACCAATACAGACATAGAATACTTTGTTGATGTTGTTGCTGGCGTTACTGTAGGTCCTCCTTTCTCTGCACAGTTAACCATTGATGATGGTACTGGTGGTTCAATGAACCTAACTGAGACCGCTACTGGTAATCCTGTATCTACAAGTGCTCTCTCAGGTAAAGTAATTAAATTACATAGACCATCTATCGTTAACTCATCATCACACACTTGGGAATTTGCTGGATCTGGTACTAACTACCTAGCACTACCTGAGAACGGTGGTACTAAGACAGAAGCATACGAACAAGTTTCTGAACAGTATGGTCGTGTTTATGTTTCTGGTACTGACGAACTTGGAGACTTCAAGGTTGGTACATTTGCTAACATTGAAAACAGAACTGGTGCGATTACCTTTACTGGTACGGTTACAATTTCTGAAGTTGAATTCTTGAAACTAAAAGGTGGTGACGTTGTTGTTACTGGTTTTGATGCATCTAACACATTGGGTGGTGCTAACTCTAGTGACTCTAAACTACCTACACAGAAAGCGGTTAGAGACTACATCAC